TGTAAGGAGTGAAGATGGATGTGTGAGCATAGGTACCGTGTGTTAGATAGTGAGACTATTTCTTTTCATTCTGATAATAAGCGATTCATTCAAGAAGTATCAGCTACCTTCTATTGCGAGAAGTGTCTTGATATTCAACACCGAGAGAAGCGAATTGATATAGATACGATAGAGGTAAAGGGAAGTGAATGAATATAACACCAAGCAACAACGAAAGTTCTACGATAAATACAAACGAGATAAAGAAGCAAAGAAGTTCTATGATAGCACAGCTTGGCGAAGGTGTAGGGAGTTAGCATTGATACGAGACAACTACCGTTGCCAAGAGTGTATGAAGCACGATCCATTGATACCAGTACCTGCTGATATGGTTCATCATATCAAAGAAAGAAATGAGTATCCTGAACTTGCATTAACATTAGATAACTTAATTAGTTTATGTAATGCATGTCACAACAAAGAGCATCCTGAAAAGGGTGGAGGGAAAAAGAAAAACAAAAGAAAGATTCAGTTCGTAAAAGTAAAAGCGAACAAAGAATTCATATAGCCCCCCTCCTTTTATTGTTCAGATCCGTTTCCGCCCAGACCGGACGCCTCCTTCGTGGGTAGCGCAAGTGATGTTTCTAAAGGGGGGTAAAGCCTGAAAATAAGAGCTTTTTATTTCCGAACAGGTATTTTTTATCCATAAAATGTAAGTGAGGTGATATCGTGGATAAAGGATTGATTGAGAGGAAACCACCTACGCATTTAAAAAAGGTAGGAAAAGATACTTGGATTCGTATTTGGTCTGTTTTAGAAGGTGAAGGGAAGGCTGATATCAATGATCCTATTGTAGTTGAAGCGATTGCTTTCAGTTATCAAATGTTTAGAGAGATGGCAGCTAATGTAAAAAAAGAGGGTCTGACAATGGAGTATACAAATAAAGCTGGTGCTACAAATCTGACTAAGCATACTTTGATACCAGAGATACCTAAGTATTTACAGCAGATTCGACAATATTTAGGGGAGCTAGGGTTAACTGGGGCAAGCCGAAAAAAGCTTCAGGAAGAGTTAACTGGAGATTCTGATGATGATTACGACAACTTCTAAGCCCTCTGAAATAGCTAAGTGGTATAAAAAGTGGCGAAATGAACAGATACAGCATTTTAATATTTTGGTAGATCCATCTCCTGAACTAAGAACAACTTGGTATGCAGAACAAGTTGTGAAAGGAAACATAATAGCTAGTAAGAAAAACATCTTGTCTTGTCAACGTCATCTTAATGATTTAAAGAGACAGGGGACTGAGGAGTTTCCTTGGATATTTGATGAAGAAAAGGCTCATAGACCAATACGATATATCGAAAAGTTTTGTCGTCCATCAAAAGGTGACTATAAAAGGTTAGTTCTTCAACCTTGGCAACACTTTGTTATAGGTTCTTTATATGGATGGATTCATAAGGATACTGGTTATAGGCGCTTTCGTGAGGGCCTTATTTTTATTGGACGTAAAAATGGGAAAACGACAATGATTTCTGGTTTGTCTAATTATGCTGTTGCTAAAGATAATGAACCAGGCGCTCGTGTTTATGTTTTGGCAAATACAAAACAACAAGCTGGGGAATTATTTGATGAAAGTCGTGCAATGGTTCAAAAATCACCCCTTCTTAGGAAGCATTTACGCGAAAATCAGAAAGGGATTTTCCATGATAAAACGCATTCTAAAATTGAACCTCGTGCATCAGATAGTAAGAAACTAGACGGATTAAATACACACCTTGGTATTTTTGATGAAATACATGAATTTAAAAACTTTAAATTAATTAATGTTATTAAAAAATCACGTGGTGCACGTAAACAACCAATGATTGTTTATATTACTACAGCAGGATATCAGCTTGAAGGACCACTTGTTCAATACTATGAAATTGCAACTGATGTTTTGGAAGGAGTTATCGACCAAGATAGAAAGTTTTATTTCATGGCTGAAATGGATAGCGTGGATGAAATTGAGAATCCTGAACTATGGATTAAAGCAAATCCTAATACGGGAGTTTCGCTAGATCTTCCATCGCTTATTGATGACTGGAATACAGACAAGCATACAGATGCGGAAAAGAATGACTGGATTACAAAACAATTTAACATCTTTGTTGATAATGATGAAATGTCCTTTGTGGGTATTGAGATATTAAAAAGAAATGAAGAAGTTATTGATATAAAGGCATTAGCAGGTAAAGAATGTGTTGCGGGTTATGATCTGTCTGCAACAGAAGATTTTACAAGCGCCTGTTTAGAGTTCCCTTTAGAGGATGGGAATGTTTTTGTGCTATCTCATAGTTGGGTTCCGCAGGCTAAAGTTGATCGTGATAACGAAAATATTAGTTTTAAAGAATTTAAAGACAAAGGTTGGCTCACTATTATCCCTGGTGAGTATGTGAAATATGAGTATGTGTATGATTGGTTTGTCGAGCAATCTGAACAATATTTTATAAAGAAAATCACTTATGATCCAGCCAATGCTTACCGTTTAAATGAAGATTTGAAAGCATATGGATTTAAAACCGAACCAGTTCGACAAGGGCATTTAACTTTAAGCCCAGCATTAAAGGATGTAAAAGAATTGTTGTTGGATGGAAAAATAATCAGTAATAAAAACCGTCTTTTTCGTTGGTATATGAACAATGTAAAGCTTGTGGAAGACAGAAATGGGAACTTTTTACCATCTAAACAGAGTAAATATCGAAAGATTGATGGCTTTGCAGCGTTTTTAAACGCTCATACGGAAGTAATCCCTATGTTATCTCAATTACAAGGTGATGGAAATATTGAATTTATATCAGTTAATGATCTTTTTAAATAGAAGGGCGGTGAGAAATTGAAATTGATTAATCGTGTTAAGGGGGCAATTAAAGGAGCTTCATTGGGATGGAAAGGTGCTGGATATGACTTCACTTCATGGTTTGGAAGGAAGTTTTGGGGTATTGATAATGCGAAGTTAGCTACAAATGAGACGATTTTTAGTGTGATTAGCAGATTATCTAATACGGTAGCATCTTTGCCATTAAAGCTTTACAAGGATTATGACACGGTTTTTAACCAAGTGTCTGATGTTGTGATGAATGAACCTAATCCAAACATGACCGGATTTGAATGGATAAATAAAATTGAAGTTTCAAGAAATGAGACTGGAAATGGATATGCAGCTATTATCCGTGACATTCGATTTCAAGTGGAATCATTAATCCCTATTGAATCCGCTTATGTAACGCCTTTTTTAAACGCTGATGATAATAATTTGTGGTATGAGGTACGTGGGATTGAAGGTACATATTACATCCACAATATGAACATGTTTCATGTCAAACACATCACAGGTATTTCAAGATGGAAAGGTATTTGTCCAATTGATGTATTGAGAAATACTCTTGAATATGATAAGGCAGTCCAAGAATTTAGTTTGTCAGAAATGCAGAAGAAAGATAGCTTTATTTTGGATTATGCAACACAGGTAGATAATGACAAGAGACAAAAAATCATTGATGATTTTAGACGATTCTATCAAGAGAATGGTGGTATTTTATTCAGGGAACCAGGTGTGAATATAGAAGAGATGGAGCGGAAATACTTCGCTTCAGATACGTTAGCATCAGAACGAATTACTCGTTCACGGGTTGCTAACGTTTTTAATGTTCCGGTTACATTTTTAAATGACACGGAAGGACAAAGTTACAGCAGTAATGAACAGTTGATGATTCAGTTTGTTCAAATGACTTTGACTCCTATTGTTCGTCAGTATGAGCAAGAAATGAATCGTAAGTTGCTGAATAAAAAAGAACGGCAAGAAGGCCATTACTTTAAATTCAACCTTGGAGGGCTGTTAAGAGGCGATACAGCTTCAAGAACAGCTTATTACCAAGCCGCAATTAGGAGTGGGTGGTTATCACAAGATGATGTTCGTCAAAAAGAAGATGAACCGCCTGTGGGTGGTAATGCTTCAAAACTTTGGGTAAGTGGTGATTTATATCCGATTGATATGGACCCAACTCAACGGAAGGGGGTGAAAAACGGTGGCAAAGAACAAACAGAATAAGTTTTTTCAAATGAAAGCATCCGCCAATGGTAAAACGGCCGATGTTTTTATTTATGGAGAAATTACAAAGTATGCATGGGAAGAGTATGGAGAAGTATCTTCTATTACGTTCAAAAATGAACTTGATGAATTAGGTGACGATATTGAAACGATTAACCTTTACATCAATAGTCCAGGTGGATCTGTCTTTGAAACGATGGCTATTATCGCAATGTTACAAAGGCATCAGGCGAAGGTTATCTCTTATATTGATGGAATAGGCGCTTCATGTGCGTCAGTATTACCAATGATTTCAGACAAAATTATTATGTATGCTAATTCAATGATGATGATACACAATGCATGGACATATGCATCAGGAAATGCCGATCAGTTACGTAAAGCAGCGGATGATATTGAACGTATTAACCAATCGATGGTACAACACTATCTAACCCGTGCTGGTGACAAGTTAGATGAAGATACATTAAAACAATTACTAGATGCAGAGACATGGTTATCAGCTGAAGAAGCAATGGGGTATGGACTTTGTGATGAAATTATCTCAGCAAATAATGCAGCAGCATGTCTAGATGAAAAGTGGGTGAAGGAATACAAAAATATTCCACAACAATTAGTTAATGCACAAGCTAACATATCATCAAACGAAATGTTAGAACGACAAAAAATTGCCGAAGAAGCGAAAGCTAACGCGGACTATATAAAAACAATTTTAGGAGGAATTCATTCATGAAAATGAAAAATAAATTTCGATTATCCCTTGGTAACTTTCAATACTTTTCAAAAAATACATTATTTGAATTAAAACAAAATTTATCTACTATTGGTCAACAGCTCCAAAAAGTAGAGAATGAACTTTCTCAGAAGGCAATTGATCCATCCGCAACCATGGAAAGTCTACAAACGTTACAACAATCCAAGAAAGATCTTCAAATGCGCTTCGATGTAATTAAAGAACAACATGACACGATGGAAGCTGAACAAAAAGCACAATTTCAAACTCAAACTGGTTTACAATCTATTGAAGATCCAAAGCAAAAGGTAATTGCAGCGAAAGCAGAGTTAGTTCGCGCTACAATTCGCGGTGGTACGTTATCACAAGAAGCACGAGCAGCTCTTGGTGATAAGAACTCAACAGGTGGAGAAAAAATTCTCCCAAGCACAATGACGAATGAATTATTACATGAACCATTCGTTAAAAATCCATTAAGGGAAGTATCTACATTTACAAGTGTAACGAATCTTGAAATTCCTAAAGTTACATTTACATTAGATGATGATGATTTTATTGCTGATACAGATACAGCGAAGGAACTAAAAGCAGAAGGTGATGTTGTAATATTCGGACGTCACAAATTCAAAGTTTTTGTACCTATCTCAGAAACTATTTTAGCGTCAACAGATACAAGCTTAGTACAAGTTGTAGATCAGGCGTTAGAAAGTGGTTTAGCAGCAAAAGAAAAGAAAGTGGCATTTACAACAACTCCTAAAGCTGGAGAAGAATCCATGTCATTCTATAAAGCTGGCATTAAAAGTGTTAAAGGTGCTACTTTATATAAAGCTATTAAGTCGGCAGTTGCAGATTTACATGAAGATTTCCGTGCAAATGCAACTATTGAAATGCGTTACGCGGATTATTTAGAAATAATTGAAACACTGGCTAATGGTAGTGCTACTTTATATAATGCTCAACCAGAACAAGTTTTAGGGAAACCAGTTAAGTTCTGTGATTCAGCAGTGAATCCTATTGTGGGTGATTTCAGGTATTCTCACTTCAACTACGATCCAAATATGATTTATGATCGTGACAAAGATGTGAAAACAGGCATTGAATTATTTGTTTTAACAGCTTGGGTTGATCATAAAATTAAACTGAAATCAGCATTCCGTATCGCTGAAGTACAGACTACACCCTAATCCTCCCCAAGAACCAACAGGATTAAAAGTTGATTCTACAACAGTAACTACGGCCAACATTAGTTGGTCTCCTGTTGTGTATGATGGGGGCATTAGAGAATATCAAATATTACGTAATGGCAAACAAGTAGGAACGTCAGTAGCAACAACCTATAAAGATACAGGATTAACAGGTGATACAACATATTCTTATCAAGTAAAAGCTGTTGGGAATAACGGATTAAGTTCAACGTTAAGCGTTGAATTATCAGTGAAAACAAATGCTTCAGGATCGTAGGTGATAGTATGCTGGAGCTTATAAAAGGAAAATTAAAAATTGATGGGGATGAAGAGGATGCAGTTATCCAACTTCTAATCGATGGAGCAAAAGAAGCCTTACTAGATTCTGGTGTTCCTGAAAGTGAAAAGGCCCTTTACAAAATAGCGGTAATTACACATGTCTTATTAAACTATGAGAATCAAGATAAATCATTAAATGTCCCTGCGTTAAAACAGTCATTAGAAACTACCATATTACAATTAAGGGACTATAATTACGGTGATAATCATGAATCCAAGTAAATTAAATAAACGGATAACAATTCAAAAGGAAATTACAAATAAAAAAGATGAAGAAGGGAATCCAATTCCACCAGAATGGAAAGATGTTGTCACTGTTTGGGCAAGAGCAAAAACACCATTTGGAAAGGGATTTAACTATGAAATATTCGCTGGAAATACTGAAAGTGCTGTACGTACAGTGAATTTTTTTATGCGATTTCGTAAGGGAATTGATTCGAAAATGCGAGTCTTATATGATGACCGACTCTTTGAAATAAAAGCTGTTGTAGATGTTGATGAACAACATCAAGAGACATGCTTGGTGTGCGAGGAGCGATCTATATGGCAGAAGTAACAACCTTTGGAATACAAGAAGCAATTCAGCGTTTTGAAGCTTTAGGAAGAAATGTAAAAACAATTGAAAACTCAGCATTAAAGAAAGGTGCTGAAGTAGTACGGGATGCTTTAGAGGTAGACAGCCCAGTAAGTGCACATCCAAAGCCACCTTCACCAAAAGAATCATGGAGAACAGGTAAACATGCAAAAGACGAGGTGCTTGTCGGAAAAATAAAAACTCGAAATGGAGTCAAATCAATTAGTGTGGGGTGGGAAAGAGATGATAATTCCCCACACTTTTATATGAAATTCCAAAACTGGGGAACAAGTAAAATGCCACATCCACCACATAAAGGCTTTATTGAGAAGACAGTAACTCACACGGAAATAAAGGCAGTTCATGAGATGCGAAATGTCTTTGCAACGGCATTGCATATCGTATGAGATTCATAGAAAGAGATGTGTTACGTGCACTTACAACGCCTTTTATTGTAGAAAAAATTGGTGGAGAATATATCTACAATATGATTCGTGGTGACGATAACGGAAAAACATGGATTACTTATTCTGAGTTAGATAATAGTGCTAGGAGATACGCGGAGGGTGCGGAATCTACTAGCACTATTTTATTTCAAGTAGACATTTGGTCTTTTAGCCCTGTTAAGGGTGATTTAAAAGAAGCAGTAAACACTTCTATGAAAAATATAGGATTTCAGCGTATTACAACAGCAAATTTATATGAACCCGATACGAAAATCTATCATTATGGTATGAGATTTCGTACAGAATTAAAAATTTAGGAGGAAAACAAATATGGCAATTGCAGTCGATTTTAGAGATTTACATTATGCGATTTTGACAGAAACACCAGATGGTAAGTTTACGTATGCAGCACCTAAGAAAATTGGAGATGCAGTAAGTGGCAAGGCTTCACCTAAAAATGAATCCGTAACGTTCTACGCAGAAGGAGGTCCACTAGCAACAGCAAGCGCCTTTGGCGGTGTGGAGATTGAATTAGAAACAGCGGATATTTCACTATCTACTTACGCTGAATTATTAGGAAAGAAACTAATTAAAGGTCAGGTAATTGATAATGTAAATGATGTGGCCCCATATGTAGCGTTATTATATCGTTTACCAAAAGACAATGGGAAAAATCGTTTTTATTGCTACTACAAAACAAAGTTTGAAATTCCTGAAGATGAACACAAGACAGCTGAAGACAAACCGACTTTCCAATCAGCTAAAATTAAATGCAAAGCGATCCAACGTTCAGATGGAAACTGGAGACATCGTTTAGATGAAGAAGAAACTGGATACGATTCAACTGTTGCATCTAACTGGTTTAAAACAGTTCCAGCACCACCAACAGAAACAGCGCCATCACTTAGCAAATAAAATTATAAAAAGGGTACAGCTCAATGCTGTGCCCTTTATTTATGAAGGGAGATTCAATTATGCAAGAAAATCAAAAAACAGAATCGTTTAAATTGGTTTTAAATCTACCCGCTGGTAAAAAAACTTTCTTTTTACCAACATACATTTCGTCTACTGACGGATTTGAAGCAGCTGAATGGACAGAAAAATTAAATGTTGAAAATGTTCGTTTTGATGTACTAAAAGAAGCTACTCATTTTGTTGTTAAAGTGTTTGGAAATCGATTTACAGTGGAAGAGTTCCTTGAGGGAGTACACATTTGGTTTTTAACATCAACTATTTATGCAATTTGTTTAGCAATTGTAGGCCGTATCGCTGAGGCTGTGGCAGTTATTAATGCTATTGACTCAAAGACAAATCCGGCAAAAAAAAAGAGACAGAGAAACAGAAAGAACCATTCAAACCAACAGAAATGATGTTGGGGATATATAGCATGTTACAAGATTCTGGTATGTCCCAAACGGATATTAATCAGATGGATCTAGTACTTTTCTTTAAAACGTTAGCTTATAAGAAAAAGCAAGAAGGTAAAAATGTAGTCCGAACAGCAAATCAAGCACCAGATTGGTTGTAAAGGTAGGTGAGATAAATGGCTGGAGACATGGAAATTGGCGCAAGAGTCACATTGGATACCCAACGTTTTGAAAATGGAGTAGCAGGAATTAATCGTGGATTGCGGTTGCTAGATTCAGAGTTTAATTTAACAAGTGAAAGGGCTAGATTGCTTGGTAATTCTGTTGAGCAGCTACAAAATAAATTAACTCATTTGAATGAAAAATTCACATTACAAGGACAAAAGGTAGAACATTACCGCCAAA